CTCCATGGAGGGATACAGCACCCACGCAGCCGCGATCTGCTACGAGACCGACGGCATCAATGGGGGCTGGGAGTGTGACCCGCAGTTGGCATCATTGGTCGGAGTGGGGGGCAGCAGCTTCTGCGTGGGTAGCGGGTCAGGAGGTGGATGCACGGCACTTGGTATGGCCGACCTGTGCGAACACCTGGCCGATGAAGAGCAGGCCACCGACGTGCGGCTCATCCTTCACCGGGTGCGCTAACGGTCGTCGCGGTCTGGTTGCTCTATCAGCAGCAGCCGCAGGGTCAGCACGTCGCCATCCCACTGCACGCCCTCCACCAGCGCAACCAGGTTGGTGAAGTGCCGCTCAGCATCCGTCAACGTCACCACGTCGCCCACGTCCAGGTGGCCGTACTCCTGGGGGACCTGGTAGACCACGGCCCGCTGTGCGAACGCATCACGCGAAAGGATGTCCTCGCACACGGCCAGCGCGGTGGACTGGTCGTACACCACATCCGAAGTGATCTGCACGACTCGAGGGCCAGACCGCGCCAGACTCAGGACTGCGCGCCGGCTCGGGAACTCCTCAGCGCTGCCACCACTCTCGGCCAGCACGGTGACAGACCGATACGCCTGTCCGTTCTTCGCACGCTTGGCGAAGTCAAAGCGCACCTCGTTGGTGACCTCGTGCCGCAGGGTGACGTACTCGATGCCCCCGACCCGAGTCACCCCAGGGCCGTGCTCGATGTGGTCCACGGCATCTGCAGCGCTCGCAGCGTAGCGCCACAGGATTGGGTAGCGGCCGGAGGGCCCTGACGCGATGGTCACCGGGATCAGCGGGAGCACGTTGTCATCCACCCACTCAGACGGCTCTACGGGCTCGTCAATGTACCCGGCCAGCTTGTAGCGCCCCAGCCGGGAGCCCACAGCAGCCCAGCGGCCTCGGTCCACACTCAGGGTCGAGCGGTCCAACATCCATTGCGCCAAAGCGCCCGCAGACTGGACGACGGTGCTGCCGTCTGCATCGACCAGGGCCGCGCCGGAGTTCCACCCGACCCAGAATTCATCCGACGTGCGGTCGATGGTGCCCGCACCGGTCACGTCCACCGTTGTTACGGTCTGCCCCAGGTCATCCGTGGTCGTGGTGGTGTTGAAGTTCTCACCAGCCCCGGCCGCGTCGTAGATCCGGACGGACGTGGCCGCGCACTTGTGGCCAGCGATGAGCAGGGTGCTGGCATTGGCTCCACTCACGGCGACGACGATGGCAGGGCTGCCACTGGTCACTGTGCTGGTGCCGGCGCTGGTCACGAATGCACCAGGGGTGCCAAACACGATGGGATAGTAGAGCCCCTCTGACACCGTAGGGCGCCCAGACCAGGTCGATAGCGTCACCCGCAGGCTTGCCGCTGGGATGAGCGCGCCGTCGTCGTAGCCCTCAGCCTCCACCGTAAAGCGGACGGGCTCCCCCGCCACGTCATAGGCAGGCTTCCGCAGCCCGCCAGTGAGCACCACGTCGCGGTCCTCGTAGAACCCGCCAGCCAGGTGCAGCGCTACCTCTGCGGTCGCCGTGCTCAGGTCGTGCCCCCGCGACACCAACTCAGCCACGTCCACGTCGGATGGAAACAGCACCTCAAAGCCCAGGGCCAGCCCATCCACGGCGGTGGACTGCAGGGACACCCTCCGGTCTACGGCGGGCATCCTCAAGCCGCCCTCGTAGGCGTACGTGGCGCCGTCGGCGTCGGTCAGGATGCGCGGCCCGGTGTCGGGGGTCGACGTGGCCCAGCGGAAGACTCGCCCAGCCCAAGTGAGCGTCAGGAGCCACACCACGTCTGCGCCGGTAAACTCGGCGGCGGTCGGCATCAGGTGAGCTCGTCAATGGTGAGACGGGACACGCGGATCACCTCACTCCGGCCCTCGTCACCCTGCGCGGCCTCGCGACGAACTGAGGACGCCATCCGGCCATAGACCATCTGCGCCCGACGGTTCAGGATCTCGGTGTCGTTGCCGCTGCTGCCCTTGGCGATGGCCGGCAGGTACACGACCGGGACTTTCCCACCATCGGTCAGGCGCACCAGGCCGGCAAGCTGGCGAGCTGCACTCCGGATGTCTGCGGCCCCCTGGCTTCCGCCCGTGGTGCTGGTCGTCGTGTAGTCCGGCGTTGGAGCGCTGCCGCTGATGTCCGTCTCGTCAACACCGTCGGTCCAGTCGATCTGGACCTGACGCACAGCGGGCCCATGCTTGGTGACGCGGTCCGTTCCGTCCTGGGCAACGACGCGGCGGACGTTCGCGGTGTCCTCGAGCACGCGGCCCCAACCGTACGACTGACCCCACACCACCACCGGGCCCAGGGCCAGCGTCCCGACCTCCAGGTACCCGTCAACGGTGGTCTGGGCGTCGATGACCAACCGCAAGCCGGCGTAGTTGGCGTTGTTGACCCGGAACACCACCGTAAAGTTGCGGGGCCACAGGCTCATCGTGCCGCTGGCCGGCTCTGTGTCGTCCACGCCATCGAGGAACAAGCGCGCGCGCTTGCCCGACTGGTCCCACAAGCCCTCACTGCTCCACTTCACGCGACGGAACTTGGACGAGCCCAGAGACACGGTCCAGCCGGCGCACTCGTTGAGATCCAGGTATGGCTTGTCCGTACTGCCGCTGTTGGCCTCAAGGCTGTTGCCGGCCCGAACGTAGGCCATGGTGTCGAGCCCATCGGCCGCGTCGATCGTGGCGATGCTCGACCAGGAGCCGCCGCCGCTGTCGGCCTCGATGCTGCCTGTGCGCCAGTTGGCCCCCATGACGGAGAGAGCCATAATCACGTTCCCCTGCCGACTCGCGACCGTCAGGCTGTCGTCCAACGCGAACGCAATGCGGTGCACCGTCTCGTCGGTGCTGCGCCACCCACGGCGGGGGCTGGCCTCCTGCGAGGGGAGCACCCGGCCCACGGCGTAGTCGTAGCGAGTCGCGATGTTGAAGGTGTCACCGGTGAACGCGGGCCCATCGAGTGCGCGGACCGTAGTCCCACCATCGACGTAGACGGGGGCGGCCATCAGCGGACGCGGGAACAGGTCGTCTGGGTTCGTCTGCCCCAGGGCGAGCGTCTGCCCCGTCCATTCGTCGTGGCTGACGTGGAGCATGTGCCAGTCACTCACGGCCGTGGTGCTGCTGTTGTGGCCGACCACGACTTGGCAGGACAAAGCCGCAGCACCGGTGTTGTTGGTCAGGCTGGTGGACGGTGTGCCGGGGGTCCATTCCGCATCGGAACCCAGCGACCTGGACTTGATCCACCAGGCCACCCCAGCGGAGGTCAGCGCGATCTTGAAGTCCACCCCAGCGGAGGTGTCCACGCTGACCGTGCCGATGCTGGTGGGCCCGTGCAGGTCGTACAACTCGACCGACGACGAGCCCAGCCGGAGTTCTACCGTGTAGTCGTTGGTCCCGTCCGCCACGACCACCCAGGCGTAGACCGTCCGCGACGCGACCGATCCGCCGCTGTCCACTGTCACGGATCCACTGACCTCCATCCCCTCAGTGACCGTGCCCGTGAACGTGCGGCTGTAGGTCCGCTGCTGGCTGCTCGTGGTGACAACAAACTCCCCGCCGGTCAGCACCCCTGTGCCTGCTCCGGCGGCCAGGAAGCCCACGTCGTCCATCTTCTCAATGGGCAGCCAGGTAAACTCGTAGCTTGCCCGGTTGGCGTCGGTCTCGTAGCTGTCGCCGTACGTGGGTTGGGTCACCGTCGAGTAGCCCCCCAGGTAGATGCACCCGACGGAGTCGTCCTCGTTGCCGGTGCTGGCGAACCAATGGGTCAGGACCAGGAGCCGTCCGTACTGGGCACAAGCGGCGAAGTCTCGCGGGTAGTGCAGCCCCACGCTCTGGCCCTGCCACCACTCCGAGAACCAAGACCCGTCGGCTGACTGACCCAGATACTCCCAGGTCGCGCCGTCGTCTTTGGAGCGCTCGACCACGCACGGGTTGGTCTTGATGCTGCCATCGTCCGTGATCCGGTGGAGGATGTAGACCTCGCCAGAGTCCGAGACGCAGATCGCACAGTCCCCATCGGACAACTGCTTGCCCTGGGTCGCCGCGTTGGTGACGTTGAATGCCGTGCGCGCCCCGTTCGGGCCAACGATGAACGTTGCCCCCGTGAACGGCTCAAAGGCGGACGCCAGACGGACACGGCCCAGGTATTGGCTTGGCCAGTTCCAGCGGCACCACGCAAGAATGATCTGATCCGCCACCGTGGCGCAGTCCTGGTACCCGCCTGGGTAGTTACCCTCTGGCAGGGCCTCCGCGACCTGGGAAAACCGAGCACCCAGGGAGGAGGAGCCGTACTGCCGGATCACGTCTCGCATGTCGTTCGCGCCCGCAAGGTTGTTGTTTGCCTTGCGCAGTGATGCGAACAGCGCGATTTGCCCGTTCAGGTGGCACGCACGCAGACGCCCGATGGTGTCGTAGTTAGCCGCGCTGCCCGCTTCGGCGGTGTAGGGAACAGCAGCAGGCAGGCAGTAGCGCGACCCCGTGGCCCAGGTGCTCAGGTCGTCGCTGTACTGCATGCGCACTTGGCAGTCACCCGAGGCCAGCTCCACCCAGTGAAACACCAGCAGTCGACCGTTCGGGAGTTGCACGAGACAGGGATGCGAGCCACGACCAGCGCTGTAGCCGTCGACCTGGGCGTAGATCTGGGTGCCGCTGTCCCAAGTGTCCGCCGTCTCCGACCGGATGTAGACCCAGACCTCATCCTGTACCGCGCCGATCGTATTGTCCCGAATCTGGAACACTGCAGCGACCTTGCCCGATGCCAGTGCCAACGTGTGGACGTGCTTGGCGTTGGCCTTGGTCGTCACCGTGCCGTCGCAGATCAAGACCGGCTGCCAGCCCGTGATGATGGTCGGGGGGTTCCACCCGCGCCAGTAGGTGTCACCGTCGTTGCGCCACACCTGAGCAGCGCCGTCCATTTCCGGCATCCCAGCGAACAGGGCTTGCACCTGGAGCGTCGTGCTGGCCGCTTGGGTGCCGCCCGACTGTAGGACCATCTCCGTCTGTCCCTGTGCATCAGGGACCCCCACGCGGGGGCCCGCCTGGGTCAGCGTTGAGTTCGTCGTGTCGACGGACGTGATGCGCGGGTCTGGGACCAGGACGCCACGGAAGTCGGTAAAGTCGGCGATCCGGTCAGTAGACATTGCTCGGTGCTACCGACTCCGGTGACCTACCCGGGCGCCTTGCTTGATGGCGCGACGCAGTGCAGACCCAGGAACCCGCGACAGGTCGCTGACCTGGGTGTCGAGCACCTGGTTCTTGTACTCGACCACCACGACCGTGGACCCACCGCCGCCCGTGTCCCCGCCTGCGTTGGCGTTGTCGATGGCTTCCTGACCCATGCGAGCGGTCGCCCGTGCGTTGAGCACCGATTCGCCCATACGCAAGCGGCGGTCTGCCTCATCCGGGGCAGGTCGCCCGACGGTGCCACCGGTGTGGAGTGCCGGGGGCTTGGCTGCCGCGATGGCCACCGTGCCTGCGGTCGCGATGGTGCCAGCTGCGGCAACACCAGCGATGCCGACAAAGTTGGGCGGCACGGGGGGGCCGAGGGTCGCGATGGAACTCAGGACCGCCTGAGCGCCCTGCATGATGGACATCGCCACCGCGAGGGCCTTCTGCACGATGAACTGCCGCTTGGCCGCCTTCTTGTGGGCTTCGGTGCCCTCTTGCAGTTGGTCGAGCCGGCGGTCAAACAGCATGTCTGCCAAATTTCCGACAGCCATCAGGGACTCCGACGCAAGGCGCGCGTAGTTGGCTGACGCCGCGGCTTTGGCCTGCGCCTCCTTCTGCGCGATCTCGATGCGGCGTTGGGCAAACTCTTCCTCTATCGCCGTGCGCTCTTCATGCGCCGTCAGGTTGGCCTGAACCCAGAGATCCGAGAACTCCTCTGTGGCTTGGATGCGCGCCCAACTTTGGCGGTTGAACTCGTCAAATGCCTGCGCCTCTGCCTCCTCGAGCATCTGCATCGCGGTCATGCGGTGGCGCGTTGCTTTGGCGACCGTCGCTGCAACCTCGGCGCTGAGTTCAGCAAATGCGCGCTGTTTTCCGTCGGCATTCTCGGTGGCCTTGTTGACGTTCTCGTAGGCGTCACTCAACTTCTGCACAGCCTTGGCGCTCTCTTCCGTCTCCTCTCGCAACTCGGTCTGCGTCGCGATCAGCTTGTGTGCCCGCGCGTCGTATTCGCCCGTAAGCTCGCTGACGTAGTCCAGCCCTGCGCCAAGCCCTTCCAGCGCCGAGTCCACCAAGAACGCGGCGTCAGTGGCCTGCTGCATCGCCTTGGACGCGCCGTGCAGACTCCCAGCCAGCCCGTCGAGCCCCGCAGCCTCGGCAGCAATGGCCATGAGTTGGACAAGCGAGTTGAGGGCGTTGACCACGCCCTGTACCGGGACCATCAGGCCACGCACCAGCATGACGCCCGTGTCTCGCGCCACGTCGTGAAGGTCCGTCAATGCCACAATGGCATCCAGACCCATCAGGCCGAACTTGACCAGGAGGAAGCCCACGCGCTCGAGCAACGGGGCGAACTCACCACCGAGCAACTGGATCGCCTGCTGCGTAATGGTCCCCAGCGCCTCCAGGCTGGAGTTAGCCGCCTGTACGGACTCCCAGACCTGCGGGGACAGCCCCTTGAAGCCTTCCAACTCTCGGAAGGGCTCCAGCGCCTCCTCTACCTCCTCGGCCTTGGCCACAAGGTCAATGAGCCCCTTGACAACCGCAGTAATGCCAGTTGCCCACGCAGCCATAGCAGCGACCACGATCAAGACCCCAGCACCAGCGACCACCGCAGTAGAGCCCATGCCCTCAAGGATCTTCGTCAGCTTCTCGATCTGCTCACCGGAGCCGCCAGCCATCTCAAAGAGCGCCTTGAGTCCTTCGGTGGCATCCTTGCTGGACTTCTCGGTGGCCCGCGCGGCTTCCTTCTGCGCGCGGCTGATAGCCTTGGTGGATTGCTTGGCAGCGCGCTCAGCCTTTTGAACTGCCTTCTCAACCTTGATCAAGGTCTTCTGCGCAGCCTCGCCGCTCATGTTGGGCAGCTTCGCCAGCTCGCGGCGCAGCTCGCTAAGGTCTGCGCCAATGCGTACGGTGGAGTCAGCCATTCAGGGCCTCAGTGACAGACTTGGCCAGCGCGTCGATCAACTCAGGGCGCACGGCCCGTAGTTTCTCGCGTGCTGGCTTCCGCGCGTCCTGCTGGAGTGGAGAGCGGGGTCGCACAGCGTCGACACGGCGCCCACGCTTGGTGCTCTTGATGTAGCGGGTGTAGGTCAGCGGGTTGTAGAGCTCGACGCCCACGTTCCAGGAGTCGGGCTCGATCTGGATCCGCTTGTCCCATGCATTGAGGCTCTTGCCTGACTTGACCGGCCAGTTGGGCATGATGTGGTCCCTCAGAACCTCGTCAGCGGCGCGCTCCAGCACATCGGCGACCGGACCAAGGATCTTGCGGATGTCCGCCTCGATGCCATCGGCAAGCGGCCCGGTGATGGTGACCGCATTGCGGCCACGCCCTACGCGTACAGGCATGGGATCACGAAGTCCACCAGTCCTCTCCTCGCTTGGTGCTACCGGTCTCCGGGGCTGGTGCCCAAGTGACGATAGCCCAAGCCATCAGACGAGTCTGGACGTGTGGCGGCTGACTCAGGTACCAGCCGGGATGCTTGGCCCAAGCGCGCTCGATCTCCAAAATCAGGAGGTCGAGTCTGCCGGGCCCTCGGAGTTTCCCGCCAGCGCTTCGGCGTCGTCCTCTTCGTCAGGTAGCAAGTCCATCACCAGATCGAGGGCCACAGCGGCTGCGCCGTTGATCTCGTCCGGGCTCAAGCCGCGTGCTGCGAGCTCATCGAAGACGAGCCCGCCGAACGTGCCCGCGTTGTACTGCGCACCCGCCAGGGTGGCCTTGAGCGGTCGCCATGGGCTCTCGCTCTTGTCCATGGCCCGACGGTGTGCCCGGTTGGCCGGCTTCGGCCAGCAGACACCCAGTGACGCCCACATGGCCCGGAACGGGCTATTGCTGGCTGCCGCTGAGATGTCATAGACGACCGCCAAGCCGTCCGGCGCCTGCAAAGTGACCTCCTCCCCTCCCAAGGTCGCAGTGCTCATGTCATCGCCACGGAGCCGTAGACGGTGCCGGAGATGCTGACGGTGTTGGGGTCACCTTCCGAGGAGGACGCCGTGACGTGCACGTCATCCAGCACGATGGTGTGGTCCGCCGCGTCGCCATGGTCGGTGCCTTCGACGGTCAGGGTCACCTTGACGGTCTTGACATCCGCGTTGGCGCCGAGCGTCGACACGTTGGCGCTGTAGCTGTTCGCGAACCTCACGAAGTCCAGCACGGTCCCATCGGTGCCGTCTGCGTAGTCGGCCACCTGCATGGAGAACGAGAGCGTCGGGTAAGTGCGGGCCGTGTGGCGCACGGTGTTCAGCGTGCCGCGAGTCTCGTAGGCGGTGACCTCGTTCAGCGTCGCAGCCAGCCCATCCAGGGAGAAGTCCCCGACCGAGAACGGCACGACCAACGTCACCGGAGAGCCGGTTCCGTCCTCCAGGGTGATGGTCCCGTCGTTCAGGTTTTTGATAACGGTAGATGCAGCCATCAGGGCACCGCCACTGCGGTCCAGGTGGTCCCCGCGTCTTCGCTCACGTACAGCACCGTGGAGGCGCTGGCCGGGTCAGTCCGCATGTACAGGAGAGCCGAACTGGTCCGACCGTAGGCTCCGGAGGGGACGCCTGCCCCTGCCAGAATCTCGGCGCCGGTCCCCGTCGATCCTGCCGTGTCAGACAGGCGAATGCCCGCCATCTTCAGGATCGCGTCGCGGAAGTTGCCGACGACGCGATGGAGTGCGCTTGCCATTGTGCGAGCCTCCTGTGTGTGCTCGCTCGGTGCTACCGACTACGAAGTGGCCAAGCTGTGGGGCACGGTCAGCCGGATGGTTCCCAGCATCCACCCTTGGTCGTCCACGGTGCGGGTCTGCTCAGTCAGCGTGACGTGTAGGCTGGACTGCGACACGCCCAGCGCGGCAGCCAGTAGCGCGGCCTCCGCTGCCATCGCCACGTCGTAGTCGGTGACCTGGTCCAAGCTGCCGAGGTTCCACCCCCACTGGATCTCGATCTCCGTCTCCACCTGGTAGGAGGTGACTGCAGGTCGTTGGCGAGGGCGGCCCACTGAGCCAGGGCGAGGCATGGTGCGGGGGGCCCCGACTGCAAAGCGGTGGTGCTCGATGTTCGACGCGAAGACGCCCCACGCAAAGGGGGATTCGTTCCAGTCGGTGACGGCCTCAAGCGCGGTGGCGAAGCGCTGGCGGACCTGCGCAATGGTGAGGTCAGCCACCTACAGGCCCCAGTTGCCGCGCCACGACCGACGGGGGCTGGCGTTGGTGTGGGTGACCCCCTCCCCTGCGGACTTCATGCCGTCGTCGTCCTGCAGGCCGGTGTCGGTGGTGCTCTTGCGGAAGCGGAGCCGCGCCCACGCCATCTCAAACTCGCGCTTGTGCGCCTCGGCCATCTCGGCCCAGCGGTCGCCCTGACGGCTGCTGAAGTCGAGCAGGGTCAGGTACAAGGCCAACTGGAGATGCACCTCGCGCACGCTCCAGTAGGTCACGATGTGGTCGGGGAAAACGCCCTGCATCTCCAGCCGGCCAAGGATCTGCTTCCACGCCTCATCGATCTTGGGCTGGAACGTGGTGTCACCCGTGGCCATGTGCCGAGCCAGGTCGCTGTAGACGGCCGTAATGTCGTCGTCCGTCAGCGTGGGGCGTGCTGCGTGCTTCACCAGCGCCGCGTCTCGCGGGATGGTCTGCGTAGTCCCGTCCGCGAGGGTGAGCTCCCACAACTCCTGGTAGCCGTGGCCCAGGTTCTCTGTCGCGGGGATGCTGGCCGCAAGCACCGGGTAGGTCGCGATCGACCCAGCCACCACCACCGCACCAGTGACCAGCGTGTCCCCGTTGGGTCGGCGCAAGGTGAAGGTCCCAGCCGACGGGGCAGCCAGGGCGCCGTCCCGCCAGATGGGCAGGGAGACGGTCTGCGCTCGAGCACGCTCCAGATAGTCCGGGTACGCGACGCGGACGCTGTAGACCGTCTCTGCCGCGCTCACTTCCGCCGCCCAGACTCGCGCTGCTCGTTGCGGATGCGGGCGTTCTTGGCCTGTTCATGCGCGACCCGAGGCTGAAGCCCAGAGCGCTCAATCAGGTACTTGGTCGTGCGGTCGATGTGCTCTCGGCCGCCCTGCTTTTCACCCGACATTGGTGGCCTCCTGTGCCGGTGCCTTCTTCCGCACCACGCGCGCTTTGCGCTTGGGCGTGGGTCCGTTCAGCGCGTCCATCGCCTTTTGCGCTTCCGCCAGCCCCTCGAGCATGCGCTCAGCCAGGGTTTTGCTCTGCTGGCTGCTGGAAAGGTCCGGGCGCCGGCTCGCACGCTGGATGCGGGTGCGCCAGCGACGCTCCTGGGTGGACCAGATCTTCTTGCGCGGCGGCTTGATGGTTCCGTTGACCACCAGCGACCAGCGCCAATCGGCCCAGCCCTGGTCGTCGTGGTCGATCTCCCAGGTGCCGTCGTCGTAGAGGAGCACCGTCTCCCAGAGGGTGAAGTAGCCGTCGCCGGTCGAGCCGGGCTCCTCCGGGCTGTACTGGTAGGCGTCGATGTCGGTCAGGACCAGACTGCCCCAGTTCTCCTCGGCCATGTTCTTGACGTGAACAGCGCTGAGGTGCTGGCCGCGCTTGGCCTGTGCCGTCCCGTTGACCCCTGGGGCTACCACGATCCGAGACAGCGACGGGACGAGACGCCAGCCCTCGGAGGTCTCCACCAACTCCCACGATCCGTGGTTGTGCTGGAAGTGAAAGGGCTTGTTGCGGCCACCCATGCCGTAGTTCGGGAGCTTCTGCCCCCGGCTCTGGCGGCTGACTGAGCGCTTGCCTGCGATGCGTGCCATGTAGTTCTCCCCTCAAGTGAAAGTGGGGGGCTGGAAGGGGCGAGACGAGGGGAGGGGCCTCCCCCCACCCAACCCCCCACAACCCGTCAGCTCGTGGACGCCAGGAAGCCCCGGATGCGGGCCTGCTCGCGGATCACAATGCCGTCGTAGGCGTTCGCCACCAGCTCGTAGGTGTCCTTGCTCGCGTCCCGCTGGGCCTCGATCATCAGCGGGGAGACCCCGTCGTTGAAGATGACCTGGCCGCCGCCGACCGGCTGCTTGGGCACGGCGTAGCGGTAGCTCAGCGCACCGGCCGCCATGAAGGCGTTTTCGTGCTTGCTGGCCGCGTTGGTGACCTTGGTGCTGGGGAAGATGAGCATGCCCAGCAGCATCTCAGCGCCCTTGGCCAGGAACGCCTGCACGTCCTCTCGCCGCGCCTGCGGGCCCACCTCGGCACGCATGGAGTCACGGATCGCGGCCATGGTGAAGGGGTGGAGGCAGCCGACCAGCATCCCGGGGTCGCCGGTGCTGGTGGTGAAGCTGTCGATGATGTCGTACAGGTCATCGATGGAACCGGCGCCAGCGCTGGTCACGTTGGTCGACGCGCCCGCGATCGCGGTGGCGAACAGACCCATGCGGCCCGCCGAGAAGCTGCCGGCCATGGTCAGACCCAGCGGGATGGGGGAGAAGCCCCAAGCGCCGCCGACCGCGTTGGCCAGGCCGGTCTCGTCCAGGCGAAGCGCACGGCGCGCGATGGTCACGTCCGAAGCGGCGGCGGTGACGCTGGACGCAGCCACGTCGGTGTCCTCCGCGGCGGTGGCGTCCATGGAGATGGACCAGCCCAGGGACAGGATCCGGTTGCGGCCGACCAGGGAGCCGGCGTCGCTGCCGTTCTGCATCTCGATGGCGCTGGTGCCAAAAATGTCGGCGCTGTCGGCCATGGCGAGCTTGAAGCTCTGCTCAGCCAGGACGAGGTCGTTGAGCTGGTCTTCAGTGGTCAGACCGTTGCCGGACGCGGGGGCGCCGGCCGAGAAAATGGCGATCGCCATGGGATCACTCGCAGTTTGATTGGTTGGGCGCGCTGCGAGCTGTTGACCGGTGCCACCGTACGCACTGGGTGCTACCGAGCTTGGCGCTCCTGCTGGAGCTTCTGCAGGTCCTCAAACGTGGTGGCCTGGCTCACCGCCGTCCTGAACTGGTCGTTGGCGTTGCTGGCCGGCGCCTTCTTCGGCGGCTTGGTGCCGGGGCGCTTGGGGGGCGCCTGGGGCTGGCCGGGAGTGGGGGGTGGGGGTGCTTCGCCACCCCCATCGCCACCCCCATCGCCACCCGACGCGAGCACGCCGCGCAGGTAGGACGGGAGCATGGACTCGTCGGTGGCCGCGTTGCTCAGGTACGTGGCGAAGTCCGGCGCCTTATCGCCCAGCTTGGCCGCAGCCTTCTGGTGGGCGAACTCCAACGCCTCGATGGTGTCGGGGTCCGTCACGCCGTGCGTAGTCGCGGCCTGGTAGCGGCTGAACTGCCCGTTGGCCTTGGCCAGTTGCGCCTCGAGGTCTGCCTTCTGCTGGGTCAGCGCCTCGACACCGGCGACCTGGGGCCGCAGGGCCTCAAGCTCAGCGCTCAACGAGTCGCGCTCGGAGACCACAAGCGCGCGCTTGTCGGACTCCTTGGCCAGCCGGTCCCGCACGATCTGGTTGATCTCGTCGCCGTCGTAGTACTTCTTTCCGTCCTGCTCGATTGGCATGGTTCTCCCCTCAAAGATTTGGGCTCACATACATGGCGTTCTCTCGCCGGATGCGGTCCAGTTCGGTGGTCGCCTGCTTCCGGGTGATGCCGGGGTGCAGCGCCATGTACGCGTCCACCTTGGACATCAGGCCGGCATCGACCTTGGTCGTCAGGTCCTCGGTCTGCGCCTTGCGCTCTCCGATGGACAGCGGCAGCGACGGGTACGTGACGCTGATCCCGTCGATCGGCAGGTTCGTGCCCGCGTGCAGGTTGAGCATCTTCGCGGTCACGGCAGCGGCCTGCAAGTCTCCGCGCCGAAGTTGCGGCTCCATGCGCCCTTGCGCATCCCGCAGCCCCTCGCGCGAGATGGACAGCGACACCCCAGACCGGGGGTCAGCACCCGTCCGGACCAGATCGGCGGCAGACACGCCAGCGAACTCGGCCAAGCCTTGCTCAAAGCCCGTGATCGCCGTCATCAGCTTCTGAGGGTCAAAGCCCGGTTGCAGTTGAACCGCCGTTGGCTGGCCTGCGCCCTCATCGATGGGGCCCACCTCGATGATGGAGCCGGGCTCGGTGCTGATCACCTTCCGGCGCGTGCCGTTGGCGCCCTCGATCTCCACGTCTCGTACTTGGCCGTTGACCAGCATCACCGTTGCGAAACTGCCGTCCTTGACGCCATGCACCCAGAACGTCAGCAGCACGGCGACCGTCATGGTCCCCAGCACCGTCTCAACGCCGTAGAACGCATCCCACAGCTCACCGGTGCGCTCAGCGTGGTGCATGACCACCGGCAGGAACGGAACGCCCTCGTAGACGTAGCGGTAG